GGATGACTTCGCAGAGCGCGTTCTCAAGCCGCGTATCTCGCAGTTGGCATCTTCTATTGATGCAGATGTGGCCAATGCGTACAAATCTATCGGTAACACGGTTGGTACGCCTGGAACCACGCCAGCTTCTTCGCTGGTCCTGCTGCAAGCTCAACAGAAACTAAACGAGAACGCTGCCGTAATGTCGCCACGTTATGCAACGGTTAACCCCGCTGCCAACGCTGGTCTGGTTGAGGGTTTGAAAGGTCTGTTTAACCCAGTTGATACCATCAGCAAGCAATTTAAAAACGGCATGATGGGTACGGGCGTGTTGGGCTACGACGAGATCAATATGTCTCAGTCGATTAAGCAGCACACCACGGGCGATTTCCCTGCTTCTCCAATTGTTTCCGCAAGCGCCACGTTTGCCGAAGGTCAATCGACCCTCGCCATCACGTTCTCTAGCGGAACCAAGACGGTTAAGCAAGGCGACGTTTTCACCATCAACGGTGTGTTTGCAGTCAACCCACAGACCCGTGAGTCAACTGGCAGTTTGCAGCAGTTCGTTGTGACCGCTGACAACAGCGTGACCTCCGGCACTTCGATGACCTTGGCAATCTCTCCTGCGCTTTACACGGCGACGAATGCTTTGGCAACAGTCAATGCGTTCCCAGCGACTAGCGCGGTCATTACGTTTGTTGGTTCAGCAAATACTCAATATCCGCAAAACCTTGTTTACCATAAAGATTCAATTTCGTTCGCTACGGCAGATCTTTTGCTGCCATCCGGGGTCGATATGGCTGCTCGCGCAGTGCATAACGGGATTAGCTTGCGTGTGATTAGGCAGTACGACATAAATAATGACAGACTTCCATGTCGTATTGATGTCCTTTATGGCTTCTCGGTAATTCGTCCGCAAATGGCTTGCCGTATGTGGGGTTAAAGACAGGGGCTTTTGCCCCTGTTTGATTTTATTTTTAAGGAAATATTATGGCTCTCCCTAATGGTGGTGGTGGTTACCAAGTTGGTGCAGGTAACCGTCAAGAAACAATCATGGGTGCTATGGCTGTCCCCCAGACAGCTACGGCAACTGCAACTCTTACCGCAGCGCAGATCGTTAACCAGATGTTGGTGGCTAACCCATCAACGTCTGCCGCAACGTACACGCTGCCTTTGGGCACGGCAATTGATGCTGCTGTTCCTAACGCCATTGTCGGTAGCACGTTTGACTTGTCAATCGTAAACATCGGCACTTCGTCTGGCGCAGTGACGTTGGCTGTTAACACTGGTGTGTCCGACGGCGGCAACGCCTTGGTTGCTATCGCTGTTACAACCAGCCAGTTGTTCCGCTTCCGTAAGACCGGCGACGGTACTTACGTTGTTTACCGTTTGGGCTAAAAGCCTAAATCTAAGGGGGAGGGCCACAAGCTCTCCCCTTTTTTAAAGGAATTAAAAATGGGTAATACAAAAGCTATTGGCGTTGCCTATAGCGATCAAGATATTGATGGCGGCACGATTGGTGTCGTTATTCCATCGACGATTGTTGGCACGACAATTTACGCTACCACTGAAATTGGCTACAGCGCAGCAGCACAGGGTACGGTTACGCAAGCAACTAGCAAGTCTACTGCCGTTACGCTGAACAAAAGCGCCGGTCAAATTACGATGAATAACGCATCGTTGGCGACTGCCACGAATGCTACGTTTACACTAAACAATTCTTTGATTAGCGCAAACGATGCAGTAATTTTGACTATTGCTGGTGGTCAAACAACCCCTGGTTCGTACAACATTTTTGCTAACTCTCTAGCTTCTGGATCGGTTAGTATTACGTTGCGAAACATTTCGGGCGGCACTTTGTCTGAGGCAATTGTCATCAACTTTGCTATCATTCATTGCACTGTCTAAACGGCGGGGCTTCGGCCCCTCCTTTCGAGGTTTACGATGGCAACATATTCGGCTGGTGAGCAGATCAACCGCGCCCTGCGACTGTTGGGTGTCCTAGCAGAAGGTGAGACCACTTCGGCAGCAGTAATGCAAGATTCATTGATGGCAATGAATCAGATGATTGATTCGTGGAACACTGAGCGGTTGTCGGTGTTCAGCACACAAGATCAAGTCTTTAACTGGCCCGCAGATTTAATTACTCGAACGCTTGGCCCTACGGGTGATTTTGTAGGTAACCGCCCGATCTTAGTGGATGACGCGACGTATTTCCGCGATGCAACTACCAACGTCAGCTACGGCATCAAGCTAATCAATCAGCAGCAGTACGACGGAATTGCGGTCAAGACCGTAACGTCTACCTACCCGCAGGTCATGTTTGTAAACATGACCTACCCCAACATTACGATGACAATCTACCCGAAACCCACGCGGGTTTTGGAATGGCATATTGTCAGCGTTAATAAATTGACTGAACCCGCAACGCTGGCAACCATCCTAGCGTTCCCACCCGGATACTTGCGGGCGTTCACCTACAACTTGGCAATGGAGATTGCGCCTGAGTTTGGTGTTGAACCGTCAGAGCAGGTCAAGCGGATCGCTATGACTAGCAAGCGTAATTTGAAGCGCATCAACAATCCTGACGATGTGATGTCGATGCCTTACGCAATCGTTGCAACGCGCCAGCGGTTCAACATCTACGCCGGTAATTACTGATGAAGACGCCGATTCTGGGATCGGCGTATGTTGCTCGGAGCATCAACGCTGCCGACAACCGAATGGTCAATCTCTTCCCTGAGATTGTCCCCGAAGGCGGCAAAGAACCCGCTTTCTTAAACCGAGCTCCCGGCCTGACGCTGCTCGCCACGGTTGGTACTGGTCCCATTCGGGGGCTGTGGACGTTCAACGGTGTTGGATACGTTGTCAGCGGGTTGCAACTTTACAAGATCACTAACAACTACGCTGCTACGTTGTTGGGTACGGTGTCCGGCACGGGGCCGGTCAGTATGGCCGACAACGGTACGCAATTGTTTGTTGCTTGTAACGGCCCAAGCTACATCTACAACTCATCAACCAACGTCTTTGTACAGATCACCGACGTAAACTTCCCCGGCGCGGTGGCTGTTGGCTATCTAGACGGGTATTTTGTATTTATTGAACCCAACAGCCAGAAGGTATGGGTGACTGCGCTGTTGGAAGGTACGTCGGTCGATCCGTTGGATTTTGCCAGCGCAGAAGGATCGCCTGACGGTCTGGTCAGTATGATCGTTGACCACCGCGAGGTTTGGCTGTTTGGAACCAACTCGGTCGAGGTTTGGTATGACGCGGGCAACCCAGACTTTCCGCTGCAACGCATCCAAGGCGCGTATAACGAGATTGGTTGCGCGGCAACATACTCAGTAGCCAAGCTAGACAACGGTTTGTTCTGGTTGGGCGCTGACGCTCGCGGGCAGGGCATTGTCTACCGCGCCAACGGCTACACCGGCCAGCGAATCAGTACCCACGCAATTGAATACGCCATCGCTCAGTATGGCAATATCAGCGACGCGATTGGCTACACATACCAGCAAGAAGGCCACGCCTTCTATGTTCTGACGTTCCCATCGGGCAACGCCACTTGGGTGTACGACGTATCTACACAGGCGTGGCATGAGCGGGCGGCGTTCTCTAACGGTCTGTTCTTGCGGCATCGCAGCAACTGCCAGATGGCGTTTAACAGCGAAATCATTGTTGGCGACTTTGAGAACGGCAACTTGTATGCGTTTGACCTAGACGTTTACGCTGACAACGGTGGCCCTCAAAAGTGGCTGCGCTCTTGGCGGGCGTTGCCTACGGGGCAGAATAACCTAAACCGTACAGCACACCATAGCCTACAATTGGATTGCGAGTCTGGCGTTGGTATCAACAACAGCGCCGGTACAGACCCAACTTTCCTACTTACTGAATCCGGTTTGTTCATCACAACCGAAAGCGGTGACTATCTAGTCAGCGTTGCTGAAGGCGAGCCGACAATTGGATCTGACCCGCAAGTCATGCTGCGTTGGTCTGACAATGGTGGGCATACTTGGTCTAACGAGCATTGGTCACCGTTGGGCAAGATTGGCGTTTACCAACACCGCGTGTTCTGGCGTCGCCTTGGTATGACTCTTAAACTGCGTGATCGAGTATATGAGTTGTCTGGCACAGATCCAGTCAAAATTGCCATCATGGGGGCTGAACTGCACTTGAGCGGGACGAGTGCCTAATGCCAGTCATCAATAACATCACCCAGATCCCCGCGCCTCGGGTTGACTTTATTGACCCGCGTACGGGGTTGATGTCGCGTGAATGGTATCGGTTCTTTCTGAACCTGTTTACGTTGACCGGATCTGGCGCAAACGCAACCGCAATTGAAGACTTTAATTACGACCCGATTAGTTCGCAGGTAAGCGAGCTTTACAGCATGGTCAACACGTTGGAACTTGGCCCCGTAGGTCAGCCAGCGTTTGATAGCGGCGTCACCCAGGTCAACACCGGCACTGGCTTGACCGGCGGGCCAATTGTTACGACCGGCACGATCAGCATTGACAACACAGTTGTCACGCTTACGGGTACGCAAACGCTGACTAACAAGACCATTACGGGTCTTAACAGCGCATCAACCGTCAAAGATAGCGCCGGTAATCTGTACGGGTTTGGCTTTCGGACCATGCCTCAGTCAGACAACGCCAGCGGCACGCTGGTCTTGTCAGATTCAGCCAAGCACCTCTACATCACTAGCAACGTCACCGTACCGCCTAATAGCAGCGTAGCCTTTGACATTGGCACGGTCATTAGCGTGGTGAGCAACGCCACGGCAATAGTCATTCAAGCAGGGGCGGGCGTCACGCTCAAGCTCGCTAACTCCACATCTACCGGCAACCGATCAGTCGCGTCTAACGGCGTTGCTACTATGATCAAGGTTGCAACCGATACTTGGTACGTCTTCGGTCTAGGTGTGTCATGAGTGGCTTTCTGGGGATGTTCACTTTTGGTGGCCCTCCCCCTCCCGTTGTCC